ATTTCGATTGTGCATGAAGGACAATTCCACGCATCATATGTTGTCTTTGTTCCTGCGAATACAAGTAAGAATTCCTTCTTGGCATCTTCGCCTGTTGCACGGCTCTTCGCCATTTCGTAGATGAAGTCAAATGCTGGATCACCTTCATTTGTAACTAGCTCTTGGTCCATTGAAGGTACGTAGCCAGTTAATTCTGTAGTTGGTGATTCGTCTTCGATATAGTCACTTTCTTCTGTTTTAGCATTAAATGCTAAAGAGAAAATTGTCGATTTACCAATACGAGCCCAGTTTTTATCTGCAGTTTTGCTTGTATTGATAAAAGGGATAAATTGATGTTTTCTGAGTCTTGTTAGTGCCATTTATAAGCCCTCTCTTTCTCTTGTGTATGTTATTTCGATTGAAAGCTGATAAATCGTATCGGATGAGTCTGTACTCAACGGATACGGATTTCCTGTAACGCTAATGTTAAGGATTTGTCTATTTCCATCGAGTTCAGGATACTCATGCACGAATGGATAGTCATCCGCCCAGTAGGTTAACTTTTCTAATAGCTCGTCACTGTCTTTTCTATCGTCCTCTGACAGGCTGTTTAGTCGTGCCAGTAGTTGATAGTACTCAGTGATTTCGTAGCTGTAGTCTACGTTACCTACGATGTTACGCTGTGGGCTTTTGAACAGTCCATATTTATCACTTCCATCTGAAACGTGGTTTGTTTCTATGACGATCTCGCCATACTCAGCCAGCCACTTGCTGATTGCTTCTGAAATTGTCATCCGTTACCTTTTCCTCTCGTCATGCGTCTGACTTCTCGCAATATAGTATCTTTGCCGCCCTGTGCCTTCATACGTTCAAACCAGTAATTACCACGTTGAGGACTACCATCAAAGTCTGCCGGCATGTAGTACCAACGGCGAGCGTATGGCGTTCTGTACTTGACCTTCCCACTACCTATTTGAGTGTTATTGATTCCTGACGCAATAAGCGCTTCAGTATACTTCGGAACGTATGGATCACATAGGTGAAGACACTTGCTATCGATTAGCTGTTGCACTGGTCCGCCTTTATTGATTCCTCTGCTCTCTGCCACTTCTTTAGGCTTAATGTCTACAGACTTAAGGTTGAAGTGAAAAAGTTCACCCATCAGTAAACGACCACCTTTATGTTCTTTAGATGATCTCTGTTAGAGTTGTCGTTCACCGCGCGGATGATTCCACTCTTAGGATGTCGCTTTATCATGTCCGATAGACGGCTTCCTTTGTTGTTTGTAGGGGTTTCTGCTACGTTTCCGAAGAAGATTCCATCCTCTTCTGTAAACGTGCTTAAATCAAGCGAAAATGGCTCTACAAACGTGACTGTAGTAGTATTAACAGTCTGTAGCTTGCCACCTTCCAATTTCTTTTCGATTTTTTCGGACCATTGGCAGCCATTGACGACTGTACGCTTATAGCCTGTTGCCTGTTTCTGATAAACCGTGACCGTATCTGTGAAAATTGCCATCAGTAAGCCCTCACTAGGCCAGTGCCAGATAACCACTTACGGATGTTCTTGTGCAGTTCTTCCGTTGCTTGCGATTGTGTTTGTAACACGTAGCTTTCGCTATAGCCATCATTAGACACAGAAGCAACGCCCTGGCCTGCCTTTGCGCCAACCGTAGCGTTGTAGTTGATAACGTTGCAGATGCAGTCGAGCAACTGTTCGTAGTAGATTTCGTTAGTTAGGTTTGAATTGTCTGCTACCCAGTTTGTGTAATGGATAACTCCCATAACGTTACGGATTTCACTCTCTGCTTGCTTTTCTGCTCTATCGAATTTATCTTCAGAAACAATGTCATGAAGGGAGCGATAACGCTCCCATGTTAGTAGGCTCATATGTTCCACTCCCTTCTGTTAATCTTTTGATTAAACGTGCTTACGTACGCGTACTAAAGCCTGGTTTGTAACCTTGAACGCAGTGTTCAATTCAACCTGTGCCTTAGAACCGGCGAAGTTCTCGGAGTCAACGATACGTGCAACTGAGAAGTTAGGGATGATTGATAATGCTTCGTGATTGTACATGATGAAATCTACCTTAGCGAATGGTACCGTCTTCAATGCGTTAGCAGAATCGTAGTACTTGCCCTGTGTTTCAGCTAATGCAGAAACTTCATATACTGTGAATCCTAACCACTTACCAACTTGGCCAGTAGCGTTTGTGAATTCATTTGACTGTGGTACGAATTCGGAGCCTGCTTGTTCTAAGATTGTTGCGTAGAGTTCTGGAGAACATAACATAACGTCAGCTGAACCCTTAGCTGTTACGATTTCCTTACGAACGTCAATAACTGCCTGTTTAACAGTCTTAGCTGTGATAGCGTCTGTTGCTGTTGCGGCCTTACCTTCATTGATCAAGCACGCTAAACCTGATAGTGTCCAGCCTTCAGAAACTTCTTCGTTTGCCGCCTTTAAGGATTCATTTGCCAATGGTGTAGAAACTGCTGCAGCCTGTACGCCATAGATCTTCTTTGACTTCTGAAAGTTATTGTTGAATACAACTGGGATTAGGTCATCTCTAGACGCTTCATCCACGAAGTCGCGACCTGGTGTGCCTACTTCAACTGCTGAAGTGCCTAACTTGCGAACGAAGATTCCACCTGCTGCACCTTCTTCATACTTAGAAGTGAATGTTCTACCATCCGCAAATGGTGTTTTGTGGTATAAGTTTGGTTCTAGTGTTGCTTTGTACTTCTCATCAACGTGTAATTGTCCATAAATAACTGGCATTTTTTAATTTCCTCTTTCTATCCCTTCTTGTAGTAAGGGTTATTTTTGTATTGCTCATCTAAATAGTTAGATGGCGCTGGTGGAGTTGAAATTCCACCAATTGGATTGAAGTTTCCTTGTGATTGCGGCTGTGTTGACTCAAATAAAAAGGCAGAGTCGTCAGCCTTCTGTAAAGCTTCTAACGCTGTCTTAATGTCTTCAGCCTGATTCTTTGATTGTTTCAGCGTATCAACGTCAAGTAAAGCCTTGATTGCTTTGGCATTTTTGCCCTTTAGTGTGTTGATGTTCGTGTTAATCAAATCATCGAAGTCACGGTCTGCTAATCTCTGTGCAAACTCTGCATCCTTTTGAGTTAGTTGGCCCTTAAGGTCTTCAATCGTTTGCGTTAAGGCTGTTGGATCTACATCCTTGAACTTATCAAGTGATGCAGTCAACGTCTTAACTTTTTCGTCCGATGCATCCAACTTTTCTTTTTGTTTGTTGTAGTCTGCTATCGGCTTGTAGTTCGCCTTCATTTCTGTTTCAACTGTAGCTAGCTGTTCGTCTGTAACAGTTATTCCAGCTTGTTTTAGAATCTCTTTAAAATCTTTCATTTCTTCCTCCTTAAATTTTTTCTATACCGCGCTTTCCGCGGTGTGGGATATGAAAAAGACACCTCAATTTGAAGTGTCTTAATCAACTTAACTAAAAAAGCACCCTATTTAGAGTGCTTAATTGGATTAATTAATTTTTTGAGGAACTGGCCTTTTGCTCTTCAGTTTCAAGTTTAGCTATTTCCTCATCAAGATACTTAATTAATTCTTCTTTTGTTGGATTTTCTCCGTCGAGCATAGTATCAATTCCTTTCTATGCCTAGATTGTACGATTGTTTTAAGAATTTTTCAATAAGTTCATCGTAATCTATTTTTGTTTCGGAATTTGCCAATTTTCTAAGTAATGCATATACCGATTTCCTATCATACTTCTCTGTTTTGTTTATATACCAAACATTCCCTTTATTAGTTACGATAGTCATCGTCTTGATACTGTCATATTTCAAAAAGAATCGTATATCCGGCAAAGAAAAATAAGAGAGACCAGGATGGTTGTGTAATAATTCTAAGCTTTGCGGTTCTGATGTTCTAAGCAAATGGTACATATCTGTATTCGCCTCCACATTTATAGACTCCATGTCGCCGGCTGCGTAGGAAGTCTGTATAGCCTTGTTGACAGAAATGATTTGAGCCACCTCGTTACTGTTGTTATGAATCATAGAAAATTTAAGTAAATCACGGTGAGCTTTCGCCAGCATTTCAGCCTGTTCGTCAGTCATGTAACTCAGTTCTACTCGCTTTACCTTCTGAATTGCTACATCAGTGATAAGGACCTTATTGCCTTTCTTGTGCTGACTGAGTTCATTAAGCACATTTTGCCACTTGCTTCGCTCACCGCCAACCAATAGTCTGTTTTCTTTAGGCTTGAGGTTCATTGCTTCACTAAATCGCATGTACTCAGCCTTATTTGCGCGTATCTGTGCAGCGATTTGATTACGGTCGACATTTTCATCGGCCACATACTTTTCACGCTTTAACGCTCTTATTTCGCGTTCCATAGCGCGCATCTGTTGCGTCGCTTCGTAGCGTGTGTAGGTTCTGCCTTTGTACTCTACTGGATCAGGCTCTTTCAGTGGTTCAGGAATTTCGCTGATTCCTTCCCAAAATGGATAGAACATGTGCGTACAGTTTGGACCCTGTAGACCTTCAGGTCTACCGTATGCACAACCTTCACCGAGTGGAGCGTGGATGTCTGGGTACTTCTTTGATTTTCCAGACATAGAGAACACTTTATTTTGAAAGCCTGCATGTGTATCTCTGCTGCCCATGTGTTGGCTGATGATTACTAAGTCTTGCCCTGTAGTCTTGCAGTTTGCTTCCGTTATCTTTCCTGCCAGCTGAGCAGTTGATGTACGCACGATCATGCGCACGGCCGTATCGACTTGATAAGTTCTACCACTTGCATAGTCAACGGTACGAAGGCCGCTTCTAGTGAACTCTTTTATCACATCATCACATGCTTGATGATAACTGTATGTGCCAGTAGACACCTTCAGCAATGCTAGGTCCAGCGACCTTTGATATGCTTCGGCAGTTTTGACAGTGCCTAGCAGCGGACTCTTGAATGCGGTTGTTCCACTAATATTCTTTAGGTCATTTTTTGCTTGTGACTTAAAACCATCAGTGATTTGCTTCATAGAGTTCGGTTGTTTTAGATCAACACCGCCTTGTTCCCACATGGATAGGTCTTCGTTGAAAGCCATCTCTCCCGCTTCGCCGATTAACTTGTCACCAGCCTCTTTAGCAGTCTTAACCGTTTCGGATATCTTCTGCTTTACTTCTTGCTTGTATGCGTAGGTGTTCTCCGCAATCATGCGTCTGTATTCTGGAGTTGCGTTCAGTTTCTTCATAACTTCCGCGTGGATTTCTGCTGCGCTGTACCCGTTCTCACGCATTGACTTGGCCATGATTTCGGCGGTCTCGGTTAGTCGTTCGGTCTTTCTGACTCTTCGTGCGATATCTTGTAACACCTCACGCTCCAGTTCTTGATATAGGCCAACTAGGTACTTGTCACCTAACAGCTCAATCTGTTCTTCAGATAGCATTGACTAGTCCTCTAGGTCTGTGTTGTCGTCCTGCGTTGTCGTGTTTAAATACTTAACCGCTTCCTCGTGCTCGCAGTTTAGGCGCTTCATGATGTACTGAATTTTGAATTCCAATACATCCGGAAAACTCAATGCATCGTTGCGCCAGCCATCTAGCTCTGTCGCTTTATCAGTAACGTAGCTATCGTCGAACTCCACTAGGATTTCTTCTTCCATCGACCATTCTGTTTCATCACTGAATGTATTGTGGAACCAGATTAACGCGTAAACTAGGTCTGTGATGTAGTCGATTGACTCTACACGTTGCTTATTCAGTTCCTGCATGGAGTCCTGGCGCTGCCCTACGTATTCCGTGGCAGTCTTGATTTCACCACTTTCAAGCTGGTATTTCTTGGAACCATAACCAAACGAGAGAGATAAAAGACTCAAGCATAAATTAAAGACTTCCTTTATTTGTGCCGTTCTGATTTCAGGATTGTACTCGTAGATGAGTTCCTTCTGTTCTGGCAGCTTTTCACCCAGCAAGATAAAGAGTTTCTTTTGCTCCTGTGTTAGGAAACTGTTGCCGTTTTGGTCCTTCTGCATACTGGCCATTATCTCGTTAATGAATAAGAGCTTTTGTCCTTTATCCAAGTCACCGAATAGCACAGAATAGCATAGGTCGATTGTTTTTAAGAATGGAATTGCTGTGTATAACTTTGGATAACCATAGCCTTGCATGCCATCGAAGTTGTTTACCTCGGCGGTTCTCATGATTGCAAATGGCTTAACCTCACCAAGCTGCAGCATTGTAGCCTTATCCGTTAGTTCGCTGTCAGCATTGAAGTAGTATGACTCTGCTGTGTACTTGTCGTCATGCTTTCTGAAGACTACCAGCGTTGTTAACTGTTCGCCGTTTAAGTAGCCACTACCTAAGAATGCGCAATCAATGATTTCGTCATTCTCTACTCTAATCGGCACGATGCAGTTAGAGGACACGTAGTTAATTTTGATGTCTCCACCTCTGACCTTACCATCGTCATAGATTTCTGCACCTTCAAGTCTAACGTATGCGCCGACTGTACCAGTTGCGGCCATTTCTTCTAGCTGCTTTCGGTACATCTTCCCGAACTTGTTAGTTCGTAAGAGCTCCAGAACGCCTTCAAACTTTGCTTTATTTTCACCTGCGTTAACTTCTACAATTTCACACAGATTAGCATTGTCAGCGCAAAGGCGCTTAGCAAATCCCAACTGTGCAACGTCTACACTTACTCCGTTTAGGTTAGTCCGCGAATGAAAACCATCCACATCGTTATTGGAGTACCAGTCGTAGCAGTTCTTGATTATATTCGCTGCTCGCTCGTTGTAGTTTATTTTTAACTCTTTCAATTTCTGAAAGGCTGGTGATTGCAATGCTGCTTTATCCATTCGTTACCTCCTAAGGTCTATAAATTCTATGAAATCTAAAAAGGTATAACAGAATGCGTCATACCAGTCGTTACAGTTGTTTATGTTCTTATCTTCTGGGATGTCTTTTTTCTTTTCATCCCATACTAGGCTACTTAAAGCCTTCAATACATCAGTGCATTCAGCACTAAACTTAAGCCGCCCTGATGTTAGCAGCATGTCAACGAAACGCGGACGGTCTTTTATTTCGTTCTTACGACAGCCCTTGATGTTTCGTGCATTTAGCCCATTCTTGATTGCTGCGGCTCTTAAACTGTTAATCATGGTCGTACTGGCGCTATCAGGGAAAATCCAGTCAACTCGACCATATTTCTCAATGGCCAATCTGTAGAATGCTATAAACGCATTGCATATTTCTTCACTGCCAATCGTTGATGTCAACGGCAGACCGTATTCTTCAAGAACCTTGAACTCCTTATACCCGTTCATGTAGCCCGTTAAAACGAACGTTGTTTTGGATCCATTGCCACCGAAGTCTATACCCATGACGAGCTTTGAGAAAGCCCACTCGCCTTCTGTGTAAATGTACTTGTCTGGTTCCTCTGCCAGGTACGGAAATAGCAATCCCTCTGCTAGCACCCATAGGCCTTCAATATAGCGCTTGTAGAAGACACCAGAGTATTGATGTTCATATCTCAATCGGATGCGCTCAGAAAGGCTCAAATTGTCCTT